TCTGCGCGCGCAACAGGCTCGTCTTGATGCGCTGCGGTTCAATCGAGAGATCAGCAATCGACAGGCCGAAGAACTTGTGCGGCAATGGAATCGGACAAACTGACACGAACGGCACAATGTCCACTACCTCGTTTTCCAGAATCTCATTGCCAGCCCGCACCACCTTGCGTAGCTCCGCAATGCCGTCGCCGTCAAAGTCGCAGCGCAGGTAGCATTCCGTCACCCAGACGACGCGCTGCGATTCGTCGCCGCTGTTCATGTCGTCCGCATAGGCGTTCTCGTCATCGAACGATAGTCGCTCGATGCGCTCAGCGTTCAATGCGGCCGCTTGGTCGTCGCTGGAGATGTTTTCAATGTTCTTGTAGCCCATCGTCCGCAGCTCAGACATGGTGCGGGCGACGCGATGGCCGACGAACGGCGCATCCTCAATCGTCTTAGCCTTGCGGCTAATGAGGAATTCTTCGGGCGGCACATTCTCCACACACAGCTTGCCGGACTTCTTCGTTCGCTTGAACGTCACGTCGTGCAGCATCTTGGCCGGCGTCGATTGCATCTGCTGCAACTGCAGCAATGCGTTCTGGTCGCCTTGCTGCGCCATCGGCATCAATTGCTCTGCGGCTTGCTGGCGGTGCTTCTCGTCTTCAGGATCGGGATAGGCCGTGTGCTCAATCGGCTCAATCTCCGGATCTTCCATCAGCTGAGCAAGCTCTATATCGTCTAGGCCGCGATACTCTTCGCGCTTCTCTTCGGTGCGGGTATCCCACCACACTTTGATGATGCCGCGCTTCTGCAGCAATGCATCCTTGAACCATGTGTACGTGATCGCATGGCCGTTGTTCTTCTTGAAGAACAGGTAATTTAGGTAATCAGTGCATTGCTGCGCCTTCTCCTCGTCACCCGGCTTAGCTGCCTCGAACTCCACGACAGAATCACCACCCACGAACTTGACCATGAGCTGAGGCAGCATGGATTCAATCGTGTTGCGCACATCGGTCGAGACGACGGACGAACGGCCCTCGATGTCCGTAGGTGCAAGATCGCCTTCCGCTAAGCCGAGGTAGTAATACTCGGCCTTCCGACGCATCTCAGCGAGCTTGCCGCCACCGAAGCCGATTGCTTGACGCATCTCGCTATCGGTGAGCGACTTCAGCTCGTCTTGTGTCATTCCAGCCATGTAGTTCCCAGCGCCATCGCGGCGTTAAGTTGATTGATTAGGCGTAACCGAGTTTCGGGTAAGTGAGGCTTCCGCCCCAGTCTTCGTTTGTCATCGCCTCGGCATTCACAGCGACATATCGCAGGTTGTCAGCACCGTGGCTCCACTCATCGTGAAGCGGTGCTCCAGGTTCATTCGTCTGTTGATTTATGCTGCGGCGGTAGCGTTTTGCGCACTGAATCAGGCGCGCACACTTGGTCTTATCGATGTACATGCGCGGGAAGGTCATCCTAGCCAGCCGGATACCGTCTTCAATGCTCATGTTCGGCGTGATCGCTACATCCCAGCCAAGCGCCTGCATCATTTCCTCCGCGCTCTTGCCAGTCTTGAAATCCTTATTGCGTCCATCGTGCGGCAGCCAGACCTTGCCCCAGTTCAGCCGCTTGTCCTTCAGCGTGGCCGAGTAGTAATCAAGTGTCTTGTGGCTGTCTTCGATGTACTCGATGACGCGCAACTCAGAGCTATGACGCTGCACAAGGCTGATCGCCATTGCGTCGTTCCAGCCCAAGTCGAACACCACATGCACCTTCAGCAATGGGTCGTAAGGCACGTTACAGATCCGCCCTTCTTCCTCTGCCTTCGCAACCTCGTGGTAGTAGATCGCACCGGCCACGGCTGGCTTACACTTGCCTTCCCATATGTTGTCGTAATCGACTGGGTTAGTCAGCTTGCAGTGTTGGCGCTCCGCTTCCAGCTCTTGCGGGAACCATGGGTTATCGCTGTAGTTCATCTCCACGACAACCGCGCCAGGCGGCGGATTAACGCAGAAGCGTTGGTGCGTCTCGTCCGTCTCTAGTTCGGGGTTGTACGTCACCCATACCTCAGAACCCGGCTTACGAATCGTAGGGATCAACACATCCCAGGAACGCTTTGTTACTGCCTGCCCTTCCTCGATCCAGACCCGATCAACGCCCTCAAACGACTTGATGCTGTTGATCGTGTGCGACTGCAGGCCAGCGAACGCGAACTCGCTGCCGTTCTTGCCGCGGATGGCTGTATCCAGCACCTCGAAGAAATCGCCGAGGCCCAAGTCTTGTATCTGGTCAGACAGCAGCTTGTGAACCGAATCCTTGATGCTCTTTTGAATCTCCCGCGTGCAGAGAACGCGCAAAGGCTCTGCTGCCGCTTGAATCAATAATGCGCGGGCGAATCCCCACGACTTACCGCTGCCCCTGCCTCCGTGAGCAACCTTGTAACGGGCTGGCTTAAAGAGGAAGGCGAGCTTGTCAGGAAACTTGGCTGTTTCCACTGACGAATTCGACCTTGATCCCCGTGAACAGATGTTCTCCGTTCTCGCCAGCGCCATTTACCTGCAATGGCAGGAGCTTCGGATAGATCGTTCCCCAGAAAACGCGCTCATTGCTCGGGTCTTCCTTGACCCATGCAACCAAGCGGTCAACGCCACCCAGTTCGTCTGCGGCTTCTGCAATCGCTTCTTTAGCTGCCTTTGTCGTCTTGCTCAGAGCGCCCTTCGGCTTGCCCGGATTGCCCGGGCCGAATCTGCCCGTATTTTTCGGTTGGTCTGTCATAGTCAGGGTTCCTAACGGATTGTCCTGTTCGTGAATAAAAAATGCCCGCCGAGATTGCTCAGGGCGAGCGAAAGTACTGCCTCAGGGAGGAGAAAGCAGTCCATAACTCAGTGGCGTTTTTACGTCTTGCCTTGACGATGCGCCGGTGATGTCGGTCGCCAATGCAAAAAGCCCCGACTCAGTTAAGAATCGAGGCTTTGTTTATGGTGCCGCTGATTATCCGCAGCGACTACGGAACCTGAATCTACCAACGGTAGGTCAGAGGATGTTGGTGGCCGGCACTGCACTTCCGGCATCACAGGTTTGTTCACATCCTTGCGGGGCTCGCCGCCTTCCTGTGTGATCGAGCTTTCGAGCGCATCAGCCTGCGCATTCACCAACACGTATGCCTGCTACGAATTCCACAGCCCGTAGCAGCCGGAGTGCTCACAAGACAAAATGCTCTGTCACTGCCTTGTCGTTATGCTTTACCGGAGTTAGGCATGCGTCTTGGTGCGTAAACGATAAAACCGCCCGAAGGCGGCTTAGTTTTCTGTGGGCGCAACTTGCCCCACAAGCAAAGTCTAATCCCACTTTTCTGTGTTTACAAGCACTTTTTGTGCGTTTACAACAGTCACCATCCCTGCCCCACAGTTCGGCGCATTTTGTCTTCCCGCCTCAGCTCTGCCAAACTCGGCAAGCCATGCCGCTTTGCGAATGCCTCCGCCATCACCTCGTCGGCCATTGCGAGACATTCGAGGGCTAGCTTTTTCCTAATTTCATAGGCATGCCTTGCGCTGCTTCCCGCTGGCATATTGATGATCTCGTTGCGTGGCTGGCTCATAGCAAATTCTTCCTTTTCATCAGGGGGATAATCACCGCAACTGCCTCAGTATAAGTCCGCTTTGTAGTCGGACGCCATACGGAGACCTTCGCTTCTCGATTACGCATCTCAACCCCGATGATCTGGCGCAGCTCGCCTGCCAATTCGTCCAGGCACCAATCTACCGCCTCCATGTCAAGCCGATCGGCCTGCTCCCTGGTGATGTCTGCCGTGCTGTCCCACTGGCGGCTTGAGACGGATTGGCGGCATTCTGGCGAGCACATGCCATATCCTAGCTTCTCGCGGTAGCTTTTCTGCCAGAAGTAATGCTCCACCAACAAAGCATCGGCCTTGGCTACGTCGTCTATATCTCGCATCATTCCCGCTCCTCCCAAAGCCGATCTATGTCTTCCCATTCATCCCACATCAGCCCGAATACATACCAAAACGCCAATGCTGCGATTAACGCAATGATTCCGCCTATCCATGCCATCTCATCCTCCTATTGGGAATGCGCCCGAGCTTGCCAATGGCGACACGCTGGAGAGTTCGCCAGAATGTCGGTGCCGTACCCGCCAGTCCAATGCGCTTTCATCAATTCGCATTTGTGAAATTGCTTTGCGCCGTATTCATTGCTGCGCCTGTCGTGTGCGCAGGTCTTGCATTTCTCGCCTTCCGGCCCAGTGCCAGGAGGAGCCGCATACCCTTTGCGAACAGTCGGTTTAACACGGGCTTCGCTAGCTTGCAGAACGACAGTCTCGCCAAATAGATCAATGACTTCTCGCGTTTGCATACCCTTCCCTCCCTATATAACTGAATGGATTGACCGGCTCAGGCCTGCACCACTGGCAGGTATCGGTCACGCAACCATTCCGCTGCGCGTGCTTTAGCATTCACGTCCAAATCAGAGAACATGTGCATGCATTGCTCAAGAGCGAATATCAATTTCACTTCGTCAGACATTCGCTGACCAACCTCAATCTGCATATAAAAAGATTCGCTCATCTTCTTCTCCTTGGTTGGTGCTACAGAATCAGTCGCAGTAAGCAATACATCGCACCAGCACCGCCGCCTACCATTAAGGCAAGGGCAATCAATACGATGCCGCTTACGTCCACGAATAGCCCGCACATAACCGATGCGAAAAGCAGCCCGCACCCTTGATACGTCAGGTACAAGCATATGAGCAGGCCGGCTATCATTAAAAAGGTCATCGCTTCCCCTCCCTCACTAATGCATCAATCTTGATTCCAAGGCCAGCGGCCAGTACCAACGAATACCGTGACACAGAAGACAACTACACCCCATACCGTCAGACCAATTGCTGCCCCCCCCCATCTCACTTCTCCTTAGTCAATGCCGAATCTTCGGCGGGTGGTATTTGCTCTTCGCGCAGGATCAGCTCAAGCCTCGCCATCGCATTCCACGCTTCGTGTGCCGCGTGCAGGTGCCCGTAGTCCTGATCTACCGCGCCTTCAATTGCGGCCTTGCAGATGTGGCGGGCTTCCGCGTCGCCGTAGCGATCAATGCCTTGCGGAACTGTCTCCCAGCCATTCCATGCGTATTTCTGCGCACCTGATGCGCTGACCTGCGCAACTGCCAAGCAGGCGCGAGGGAAGTATTCGAGTAGGCCACGGCGCACCGGAGCCTTGCCAGCGTCCATCTTTGCGCCCGGTTCGTGTGGCGATTTGCCGTTTGGATCGTGTTCACTCATTTACCTGTCACCTTTTGATGTACCCACATCGAACAAATAGCGCCAAGCCCGGAGCCAAGGCCGATTGCCAGAACAATCCAGCCCCAGCCGTTCCTCGCAGTCGCCACCACCACATAAACCTCACATGCCGCCATCAGCATGGATGTGGGCATAACAAGCAGGTACTGCTTATGCACCACGTTAAGTTGCTGAAATGCCTTCAAGAAGATGAAGATAAACGCCGCAACAAATGCCAATCCATAATTCATAACCACACTCCGTGTTGTCCTCGATTGCCTTTAGCCCATTGGGTCGTCGCGTCGTTTCGTAGCCTGTTTGCTGCTTCCTGGCCCCGCCTGCTTTGGACCGCCTGCATGTACTTCAGCGCCTTGTTTCTGTCTTCCTCTCGCAGCTTCAGGCAGTAGCGCACTTCGCATTCATGGCGGTATTGCTCACCGGTGTTCAAGCAGACAGCGCCTCTTGTGCAAAGCGAATCTGAAGCGGGCTAAGGCCATGTCCGGATTTCTTTGCTCGCGCTTCGATGCGTTTAGCCCACAGCTTGTGATCGGTCTTCGGCTTCATCACTTCGCTAGCGCCTAGCTTTTCCATCATCGCCTTTGCTTCTTTGTCGGCGTTTGGGCTACGCGGCGCAGGTAGGCCAATCACATGCGCTGGGTCCTGTCGCTCTACCTTGCACATCTTTTCGAACTGGCTAAGGGTTGGCGGCCAGTCGTGGTCCTTCAGCTTCGCCACACCTGCTTTCAGTTCTTCCGGCGAGAAGCGGCCAAGTACCGTTGCCCAATGACGCTTCAAGCCTTTCGGATCAATTCCTTTCCACTGATCGGAGAACTTCGCGCCGTAGGTGAACAGCATCTTTTCAAACAGACTTTCAACCCAATGCTCCGGGATTGCGCCGTGCGGCCAGTCAGTTGATGTCGATAATGGTTGGCTGAGATCGCTCATTTTTCCGTCCTGTTAAGCCTTCAATCGTTTCGCGTCGTTCCCTGTCTTTGGTTGATTCGTAGCCTCCAGGGGATGCGCGGGCTTGCGGTGCTGGTTTGTCTTGTTCGCGTGTCAGCCAGCTATTGCAGAAGGCCAGTACTCCGCGAGCTGTCTTCCTGCGCGTGGGATTAGCCAAGCACCATTGGCGCATTGCTGCCAATTGCCGAATCACATCTACAGCCGGGTAAGCCTTCGTCCATTCATCGACATGGCTTTTCAGGATGGGGAAAGACTTGTCACCAACTAGCGGCATTTCGAGGACCGCTGGCGTTGAGTCGCTTTGCGGCTCGGCGCAATTAGAAGGGAATCCGGAATCAGGAATCAGGAAGAGGGAATCAGCAGGAGCAGTTCCGTTCTCCTCCGGAGTGTTCTCGATAACCTTAGA